CCAGGCCAAGACCGATTTGACGCAGGCGCAGAAGGACATTGCCCAGACCAAAAGCGACCTGACCACCGCGAATGGCGAGATCAGCAAGGCCAAGGAATCGGCGGCTCAGGCGTATGCCGAAGCCCATAGCAAGAATCATACTTTTCGTGGGCCGGATGAGCCGAAGGACAATCTGATTGTCGGTGACTTGTGGCTCAAGACGCAGAAGTATTGGACGAGGTGGAAGGGCGAGAAGAACAATTCGCCGTCAATGCTGGCCGATTTTTATACGTACTGGCAGGGCGAAGCCAATAATTCTCCTTCCGTGCTTGTGCCCTTGTCCGATCGTGTGATTGACACGCTTGTCTGGGATGGCACCACGTGGAACCACATGGGCTATGCCGACGTGGAGCGCAATGCCGACGAAATCGCTCAGGCGAAGTCCGACATCGCGGACAATGCCGCGAAGACCACCGACGCCAAGAAGACCGCCGAGAATGCCGCTGCCGCCGCGAAAAACGCGCAGGGCACGGCTGATACGGCCACTGGTGCGGCGAAGACCGCGCAGGATACCGCCAATGCGGCCAATACCGCCGCGAAGAGCGCTACCGCGACCGCCGGTCAGGCCAAGGACGCGGCCAATGCCGCCCAGACCGCCGCCGAAAGCGCGAAGAAGACCGCAGGCAATGCGGAGACGCTGGCCAACACCGCCAACGAATCCGCGAAAGCCGCCAAATCCGACGCTTCCACCGCCAAGACGGATGCGGCCAATGCCAAGACCACCGCTGCCAATGCGTCGAGCGTGGCGACTCAGGCCAAGGCCACCGCCGATAGTGCGGCACAGTCCGCCACCGACGCGGCCACCGCCGCGAGGAAGGCGAATACCGCTGCCGCTGCCGCCGCTGGCGTGGCGAACGGCAAGGCCGACGTGCTTATCCAGGGCACGGCACCGGCCACGTCGATGCGCAAGGCTTCGACCTTGTGGATTGACACCACGAACGGTGCGAACACGCCGAAGCGCTGGAATGGCAGTGCTTGGGTGGCTGTGACCGACAAGGCCGCTACCGACGCCGCGAATGCGGCTGTCAAGGCGAATGATGCGGCCAAGACCGCTCAAGCCACCGCCGACAAGGCTTCGACCGCTGCCGCCAACGCGGCTTCTCAGGCTAATCAGGCTCAGGCCGCAGCCAAGAAGGCGCAGACAACCGCCGACGGCAAGAACCTCATCTACCGTGGCCCCGACGAACCGAATCATGACGGTCTGAAGCCGGGCGACATGTGGTGGCGCACGCAGAAGTATTGGACGAGGTGGAAGGGCGAGAAGAACAATTCGCCGTCAATGCTGGCCGATTTTTATACGTACTGGCAGGGAACGCCGAACGCTTCACCAAGCGTCTTGGTGCCGCTCGCTGATCGCGTGGTGGAAGTCCTGACATGGGACGGTACGAGATTCGAGCCATTCGACCTCGTGGCGAACAACATCCTCGCTGCTGGCACGGTGGCTGCGAAGCATCTCGCCGTAGATAGCGTGACCGCCGAGAAGGTCAAGGCCAATGCCATCACGGTGGACAAGCTGGCTGCGAATTCGGTCACGACTGAAAAGCTGGTGGCCGACGCGGTGACCGCCACGAAACTCGCCGCCAACTCGGTGCAGGCGCGGAACATCGTCGCACTGGCCATCACGTCCGACAAGATCGCGGCCAATTCGGTGACTACGGGCAAGCTGAAGGTCACTGAGGATATGACGGTGGCCTTGCTCAACGTCCACAAGATTCAGGCGGGCGACATTGCGGCTAATGCCATCACGACCGACAAGCTCGCCGCTGGCGCGGTCAATGCGGATAAATTGGCTGCTAATTCGGTGACTGCTGGCAAGGTGCAGACCAATGCCATCGGCACCGACAAGCTCGCCGCGAATGCCGTCACGACCGCGAAGCTGAAGGTCACTGAGGATATGACCGTGGCGCTGCTGAATGTGCATAAGATTCAGGCGGGCGACATCGCCGCCAATGCTGTCACGACCGATAAGCTGGCCGCTAACGCGGTGAATGCGGATAAGCTGGCCGCTAATTCGGTCAATGCGTCCAAGATTGTCACTGGTGCCATCACCGCCGACAAGCTCGCGGCAAACAGTGTGACGGCTGTCAAGATCGCGGCTGGCACCATCACGTCCGACAAGGTGGCGGCGGGCCAATTCAAAGGCTATGTCTTCACCGGCGCGATATTCCAGAGCTCCGAGGCCGAGAACACCGGCATGAAGCTCAACGGCACCGCATTGCAAATGTGGGACAGCAACCACAATCGCACCGTCTATCTTGACGGCGAAGGCAAGTCGAATCTGCTGACTGGCACGTTCCAAACCCGCACGAGCGGGCACAGGGTGCGCATCAGCCCGGATTATCAGACCTACATCATCGGCGGATCTGAGACTTTCACCGGTGATGGCATCGAATTCCCGGCTTACAACGGGTCCACCGCCTACTTTTCGCATCCGGCCATTGCTTCTGTCATCCAGTCGAATCAGGTCGGCGCGATGGGCGAACTGGACTTGTGGAGCGGACACGTGAGCAAGAACGACCCTGCCGCGTTCATGTCTCTCAGATCGAAGCCGCGCAAGAAAGGCGGTACCGGCAGCGGCGGCGTCACATCCAGAGTGCATGCCGTGGCGAACACGGATTACGACGAGCCGGACGAGAGCAAGAAAAGCAGCGCTTTCCTCACTCTGGCCGGCGATAGCGCGAACGGTTCGGAGTGCTGGCTCGAAGCGCAAGACGCGAACGGCGAGGTCGGAGTCGGCGCGAACATCGGCACCGGATACGTGTATCTCGGCGGCTATCTCGGCGGCATCACGAACCGTTTCACGTTCCATGCCCAGGCTGCGTGGAAGGCGTGGTATCCGAATCCCGGCTCGAAGATTGCGACCGGCGCTTCCATGCAAGTCGATTGCACGTTCAGCCCGACGAAATACGGCCACTATTACGTCGTCGCGAACGCGGATTCACAATGGGCGGGCATCATCGCGCACCCGATGAACACGGGCGGTCAGAGCGGCTTCACATTGAAGCTGTATAACGCCGACCAGCCTTGCCCGGTGGATGTTTACGCGGAATTCCTGGCTTATTTGGTCAAATGATTGGAGGAAATCTTGTCAGCGACTTTCGAAACGGATGAGAACAGTGGGCTTTGCATTATCCGCTGCAATCCGCCCATAAACGGAGCGGACAGTTTCGTGTTCACGCCCGACGTGCTCGTCTCGTGGAAGGCGCTGCTCGGATTGGCTTCGACCCGTGAGGCGGTAGCGGCGATCATGCAGGGCAGGGAGGACACGAGCCGATACGATTCGAAGACCGGCAGGGGCGTGTGGACTGGAGCGTTCGAGGCGTTGGAGGCGGCTTTGGCGGATTCCGCCACCGGCGTGAGCATGCTTGCGGCTGATGGGGAAGTGTTGAATGACCCGCTTACCGCCGCGCGGAATAAGGCGCGTGAGGGCATGAGTCTGCCGGTCATGTCGAATGAGACGGACGCGAATCTCATTGCCACACTGTCCGTTGATGACTCCGATGAGGAGCCGTCGAGTGGCATTGACACAAGCATGACCAAAAACATTGAGGGTCTTGACGATTTCCTCAATGACGAGTCCAGTCAATCAAATCTGGACGAGTGCGAGGAACGCTTTTACGAAGCGCTCATGCCAAGACAAAACCAACAGAATTAAGGAGATTGATTATGGCCGATGTGACCACTGAGACCACCGCCGATACCGTGCCTACCGTGACGCCCGCCGAGCCGTCTGGCGTGCTTGATTTGCGTCCGCCGAAGGAGAGTGTGCGAGCGGAACTGTGCCGATTGGGATTGGAGTTTTCCAGTGCTGACGGCACCGCCGAATCGTGGCGCGACTACCAGCGTGGCGTGCTCGCCACTTTCGACGATTCCGGCAAGACCGTCACTCTCACGGACGTGAAGACGAATCTCGGACGCACTTTGACGCTCGACGGGCTTAAGGCCGTGACGCGTATCGACACGATGACAGCCGCCGACTAACCCGTATTTCCCGGTTTTTTCAACCCCTGCAATCCACGCGGATTGCGGGGGTTTCGCATTTAAGGAGACATTTTGAATCAGATTCCAGCCGACGCGAACGACGTCATCGACCAGCTCTCCGCGCAAATCGGCACTCTCAACAAGCAAAACGCGATCCTGACCAGCCAGCTCAACGCGGCCATGAAATTGATCCCCAAGGATGTGCTCGAAAGCGTGAAGGGAGACGAGAATGCAGAGGATTAACTGGTTCCCCGACCCGCTCATCACCGGAAAACTCTTCGCGGAAATCAACAATGGCGCAGCAAAAGCTGTTGTGGTCGCCGACAATAAGAATTGGCTCAGAGTCACCAGCACCGCGACCGGCGATAATTTCGGACAATTCTCACTGGTGGGCGGCCTCATCCCACCGGATGGCACGTATCACGTGCACGCCAGGGTATACGCGCAGAAGGCCGCCGCCAATTTCATCGTCTACAGCAGCGTCAACTCCTCGTGGAAGCAGTTGCTGAACAAGCCGGTCGCCGACGGGCAAACCCTCACGGTGGACTCCGAGATCACGATTCCGGAAGGATGCCAGCATCTCCTCGTCAGGATGCAATTGGGGAGGGAGGTCGGCTTGATCGGCATGATGAGCGAAATCCTCATCGAATCGGCCGACACTTACGATAAAGCCGTGGGGGGGGGGCTTCCGGGCTTCTTCTCGGGGGACACGATGCCACGCGATTAAGGCGGTCCGTCGGGCGGGTGATGTCCGATGATGGTCACGAACCTATGCACGAGCCCATCCTCGACCATCACCCTGAAAGCCGACAAGTGGGTGAATATCACGACCCTTCCGAGCGTGAATGGGGCGACATATCAGATCAGCGTCGAGGTGAACGTCACAGGCGGCACTATCTCGATAATCGGAGCGGATGGCGACATCAACGCAAGACAACGTGTCAGCTACAAGATGCTCATCAACAATTCCCATCCGGTATCAATGAGTTATCACGTCAAGTCAGGCAGTCCGACCGTCACAGTGACGAACATGCTCATCTGCACGTGGGACGAATACCAGGCGAACAAGACCCTGCTCGACAGCATCGAATATTTCGACGGGGATACGATGCCGCGCGCCTGACCCTCGCATTGGGGGTGGTGGCATGAGTCTCATCGTTAATCACTGCGTCATGCCGAAAGACGGTGTGAGCGTCAAGACGACGAACACGACACCATCGGACATCACCTTCACGGGGTTGACGGCGGGCGTGAAATACCATGTGAGCGTCGTCTGTTACATGCTGTCCACGAGTGGCGACAATCCGCGCTTGCGTCTCACCACCAATGGCAGTGATAGTGGGCTGGTCAGTTCGAATGGTCGCGTGGATTACGTCAGCACTACTCACGGCATTCTCGTCGGTCTGAACGGTTGCACGGTCAATCTGAGCAAGGGCTTGTGCGTGCCTCAAGACCAGTGGCAGCAGCTCGTCTCGTTGGGATTGCCGGGCAATTATTTCGATGGCGACACCATGCCAAAAGATTAAACGATTTCAAGGAGATGTGATGTGTTTCAAACGTTTTTAGCGGGTTTTGGTGGTGTGGGTGGCGCGTGCGCGGTAATCACACTATGTCTCAAAATCTGGCCGGGAGCGCTCGAATCGCTCGCGACCGGGCTGTACAGCCACGTGAACCCTGAAAGGCTCCCGTATAACTCGGTCTTGAGCCAGCATTTCGCCAAAACCCGCCAATTAGGCGAGCGGACGGAACGCTTTGACGAGCGCATGGACGAACTCTGCCGCGACACCATAAAAAACACGCTGATTTCCCTGATTTACGGCGACCAGTCACACGACCATTCCGAGGCCGTCCGATACGAGCTGGCTAAGCTCGAAAAACTCGACGCGCAATGCTGGATCATCTCAGCCGCCGAAAAATACTTGGAGGACCGGCAATGACGCATCTCATGATCGCTGGCGGCATATACCTGCTACTGCTCGCGCTCGTCATCGCGTTCAATCACGGCGTGCATCAGAAGTCAGGCTCTCCGGCTGGCGGTGTCACCACGGACAAGCTGGTGGCTGACGCGGTTACGTCCGGCAAATTGGTTGCGAACAGCGTGCATGCGCGGAACATCACTGCTCTTGCCGTCACAGCCGACAAGCTCGCGGCCAACAGCGTGACGACCACGAAACTGCGCGTCACGGAAGATATGACGGTCGCGCTGCTCAACGCGCACTTGCGTTGATTTTCGCATCAGTTTTTAAAGCCATCCCATTTCGGGGTGGCTTTTCTATTGCCCCTTGACTTGGGGGCGGGAAGGAGAGGATGTGGGCATCCTCGACAACAAAGGCAAGCCGAAGCACAAGCGTCTGCGTCGGCATATTGGCAGGCCGTTGACCGCGTTGGCTGCGGTGTTGTGCGTCGCCGTCGCGCCGGTCGCCAGCGCGAACATGAACGTCATCGACGTGAGTGGATGGCAGTCCGCTGATGTGACGCGCGTGGTGGACGCGGACGCGGCCATCGTGAAGATCACGGAGGGTGGCGGTTACGTGAATCCGTCTTGGCGGAGCCAGACCGATTGGGCACGGCAGACCGGTAAGGCTTGCGGCGGCTACCATTACGCGGACGGCGGCAACGTCACCGCCGAGGTCAACCATTATCTCAACCAGTTCAACGGCTATGTCGGCCAATGCGTGCTCGCGTTGGACTGGGAGTCCAACGGCAACGCAGCTTGGGGCAACGGCGACTGGGTGCGCCAGTGGGTCAACCAAGTGTATTCGCGTACCAAGGTCTGGCCGATCGTGTACGTGCAGGACAGTGCCGTGTATCAGATTCCGTCCGACGTGCGCGCCCATTGCATGCTGTGGAAGGCTCAGTACGCTTCCATGAACGCGACTGGCTGGCAGTCCACTCCGTGGAACGCCGGCAGCAAGGGCGAGGGCATGGTGCAGTACGCGTCCACCGGCTACCTGAACGGTGTCGGCCCGTTGGACTTGAACCTGTTCTTCGGTGAGCGTGACGCTTGGCAGAAGATCGCTAACGGCGATAGGGGTAAGACCCATGCCGAGGTGAGGCATGATCCGGTCAGGCCGCAGGTCACTGCCACGCCCGACTACAATGACATGGCCACGAAGGTGATTCGCGGCGTGTACGGCAACGGCAATGAGCGTCGTCAGGCTCTTGGCGGGGCCTATGACACGGTGATGGCGATTGTGAACCGGCGTCTTGGCGGTTCTGGTGGCGCGCCTGCCGCCGTGAATTGCGGCAGCCTGTGCGTGACCGTCAAGTCCGGTGACACGTTGAGTTCCATCGCAGCTAGCAATGGTGGCTCGTGGAACCAGTGGACGGGATACCGTTCGGGTAATCCGAACGTCATCTACGCTGGCGAGATCGTGTGCCGTCGCACCGGCGCGGCCAGTACGGCCACGGTCGCCACCGGTGGACGGTACGTGGTTCGTTCCGGCGACACCCTCGGCGGCATCGCCGCATATTACGGGGTCAACATGTACAGCATCCACGGGTACCGTTCCGGCAATCCGGCGTTGATCTATCCGGGCGAAACCCTCTACTGGTGATTGGAGTAACTATGGTCGATGGAGTCAAGGAGACTCAGAATGACGGCGAAAAGCCGCAGGAAGAAACTGGCGAGGAAAACAACTACATCCTGCCGGACGAAGCGTACAAGGTGCTGAAGTGGTTGGCGTTGATCGCGTTGCCCGCTTTGGCCGTGTTTGTGCATGTGGTAGGCCCCGCATGGAACCTTCCATGCGTTGACCAGATCGTGACTACGTTGAACGCTCTGGCCGTGCTGGTTGGCGCTTTGATTGGCGTCAGCGAGTTGAAGGCCCGGTATTCCGAGTAGAAACCTTTCATTTTTCTAACATGATGTTGGAGAAGTGTAAGAATACTATGCCCAACTAGTACGTCCTGTACAAGTTTGCCCCTCTCTCAGCATTGCTGGGGGAGGGGCTTTTCTGCGTTTTAGGGCTTCTATTCGCCAGCCCGTTCGATCTGCTTCAAGTCTAATGCGGAGTTCATCGTTTCCATTGCGGCCAACCGTTCCTTCAACCCGGCATGACGGTAGTGTTCGACCATCAGACGGCTGGAATGGCCCACGATTTC